ATCTCCTCTCGTGTGGTGTGCTTGTGTTTTGTGTTTGTTTTGATGGTCCAATCTTAGCACGTCATTTATAAGCTTGTCAAGATCTTTTTTGATTTATTTTTAAAATTTTTTTTTGCGCTTGAAAATGCTTTTTTTTCGCTTTAAATAGGAAGGAACCCTAAAAAATCTATGCTTTGGATCTGTAGTTTTTAGCATATTTTCAGGGCTTGAAAATGCTTTATTTTAGGGCAAAACTCGCATTTTGGTATAGGTCTGAATTTTGGTATAAAATACCATTTTTCCGAACAAAAATTCCTACTATATAAAGCAAAAAAAAATCATCCTGTTTTTTCTGGAATAAATCCAGAGGAATTTTCTGTTAGTTGCGTATAACTTTCAGAAGAAAATTATTATGTTAGATTATGCTAACAATGTATGGCGGTTTACATGTTAGATATGTCTAACACTTCAGTGCCAGGAGTCGCGTGTTAGTTGCGTTTAACTTTGTTGTTACCTGTACAATGTTAGATACCACTAACACTAGGAAGGCAAGATGAAAGTTAATCATCGCTAACATAATACCATGTAATGGTTAAATATAACTAACACTCGGAAGACAAGGCGCGTGTTAGTTGTGTTTAACTCTTCTGCCTGTTGTCGGATTGTAATATTATATAAAATGGTTTTAAAATGGATTTAAAATGGTTTTAATTTGATATCAAAATGGTATCAAAATGGTTTTATAATGGTTTCAAAATGGTTTAGTATACTAAAATAGCCACTTTTCACGAATTCAAAAACGTCTATTTTCTGAAAATTTCAATTTTATTCCTGCCGTATATTATACCATATTGTATATTATACCATTCCAGACACCACATACTGCAATGCATAATTCTGTTTTTTGCACTTTTTCAGACTTTCATCCTATGAACGCTAAAATGTAAAAACCTACTAAAATACTATATTTTCGAGATTTTATAGAATCCGTATATTATACCAATACGGGGAGTCGTTTTAAGTTATACACTAAAGCGCTGAAGCGCTAAAGGCAATATCGTGCTCTCTCTCACTCTCACAAATTCAAACTCAATAAAAATTTTTTCCCCATTCCTTCAATTTTTAATTTCGACTAAATCTGCCTATTATCGAAAGCTTATCGAAAAAATAATAAATCCACTAATATAGTCAAAATCATTTTTATATTCTTATAATCAAAAAATGAATCCAACAATCAGTAAACGCACTAAATCAGTATAGTTTTAAAAATATAATTTTCGGTAATCGATTAAATTCCTCGAAGCGAAAAAAAGATGCGAAAAATAACTATATAGAAATTGCGATTACTAGAAATCAGTCAAATTATAGAAAACATAGTATTTTAGCCAAAATCATCTCTTTGGTTAAAAAGAGGGATTTAGAACCAATGGCATTTAACGCCCCAAAATTGTTTTCCAGATTTATAATTTTGGGGAATAAAAACCATTATTATTGTGTTTAACAATAATGCAAAATAATACTTGACAAGCACAAAATATTTGTGATAAGATATGTATGTAGTAAACCACAGAGTTTATCCTGTGGTTTCTGATTGAATTAAACGCAAGAATTTCAACTGCTCCGCACTACTATATATATATGAACGTATAGGAATATAATTAATCTATACTTGTATAGAGTGAATATATATATAGTAGTTTCTATACAATAATATATTCTAGTATATATTATTAATATGAATAGTCATTTTGGTACACTTTATATGTACAAAATTGCAAAATCAAAAAGGAGGGAATGCTATTGCAAGCAAAATTCCGAGAGAGATAATTTACAATAAAGACCTTGGAGACAAGAGGATTATTTTTTACCTTTACATATACTTTGCAGTGTCTCGTTCAAGAGAGCTTACCATAATCACGAGCGAAGCTGTGAAGTCAATGGGATTCCGTCCGAATTCTCACAAAGGAAGGATTAATGATGAATTTAACTCATTTGTCAATAGCCTCGTGACAGGGGGATATATTAAAGTAAAAAGAAAGACAAAGCACTACTCTATATATCAGGCGCTTTCAAAAATGGAGGAAGCTCCTTTTGGAACCATTAGATATGATGAGTATCAGAGAATATTAAAAAGCGCGAGCAATAAATCTGCCACTCTCCTTCTTCTGGCTTTTCTTCGTCTTAACTCTTATAAGCGCACAGACAAGGATGACCAGAAACCAGAGGTTTACTTCTGCCATCTGAGCGAACTTCCGAATAAGTTAGATATTTCATCTCGCGCCGTGTCATCATCATTAACCACACTCTCTTCCATTGGTTTAATCCACAGTGAAGAGCAAAGACGATATCAGGATAAATATGGAAATTGGCATTCCGGGGTTTACCTGTTTATCGACAAGGTAAAATACAATAACGAAAAAATAGACCAGTCATATAATTGGCAGAAAGAATTTGAGCTTGCTTCCAAATGGTTGATGCTCGAACAAGCCAAATATAATGACTAAAATTAAACTATATAAATAATGCAAGATAATACAAATCATTTATTTGCCCTTCTGACGCACGCAGATGCCCCTATTTCGCATTTTTATGCTTGGGTGGCACAATGTATAGGCTGCGACCTAAAAACGTCTTAAATCGCCTTTAAACGTGTTATGCGCCAAATGGTAAAAAAATGAAATTCTATCTTGCAGGAGGTTATTGCTATCGAACAGAAACATTGTCATAAATTTGTATACAAAATTCATTCGAGAGACATCAAGAAATCAAATTATAAGTTTACTTTACCTTTGGATATCGCTATGCGTGATTATCCAGAATGTATCATATCGCTAAACGACAGTCAGATACTCCGCTTTATTGATGAACTAAATGGGACGACTGACTCTGATGATAAAGCGAAAGAAATTAAACGCAAGATGCGCGAAGTCAGGAAACGTAAACGCTCTCCAGAAACAAGAGCTTTATTGCGTAATCTTTATCAAGCGCTATACGACATCCAATACCAGAAGGATTACATCTGCATCATAATGGATAGTAATCGTGACTACGACCTTTTAAACGAGAAAGGGTTCAGCGTCAATGGCGTTGAATATCAAAGATTACTTGGAACGAATGGTGGTATTAAAAATTCCACTATCGTCTATGTAAGCAAAAGACTTCATGACGAGCTTCAAAGAAGAATTGATAATGGGCGAAACAAGGAACAATTATTAGTTCCTGCAAAATTAGAAGCATATCAGGCACTCGTGTGTTCTGGTTCTGTTGTGCTTCCAAAGCCAAAAGGAATAATTGTCGTCAATGATTGCATCACTCATTTTAAAGACAATGTAATTTTAATTGATGATGCAAACGAAGGAAAGCCAACACTTACACGTATTGAAGGATATGAAATTGAGCACAATGATTCTGATGGTTATGGTTTGATGTCTCCTCAATACTCGTTGAAAGTCAATATGGCTCTTAATGGTATCGGAGAAACCATTTCAGGGTTTACTTGCAGATACGCATGGACTAAAGGAATGGTTTACACATTCGATTATGTTGAGTTTGCACAAAATGTTGCCAAGAAATACATAATTAAAGATGCGTGGGGTGATGAACGTGATATTCGTGAAGCCGATGTCATTCTTACTACTTCCATGTTAAAGCTATGGGACGCATATTCAAGTTGGGAAGACTTTTATGAAAACTGCGAAAAGAATCATTATGAGTTTTCTGCAACCAAAACAACTCCGATGGAGCTTGAACATATTCATAATACGAATTATCAATTTCTTCAAAGTTACGAGTTTAGTGATGAAGAATTATATGAGCTTTGTAAGCCAACCATTGACAGCATCAAAGATATATTTGGTATGGATTATCGAAAGGCAATCATATTTCTTTGCGGAATGGGGTTAAATGAAAAAAACGCATTTTCTGGATTTGGCTCTGAAAGTTTTGACAACGTGTCTCGTGCGTTGATGATTGAACCTCAGATGATAAATGACCCATTTATTCGGAAGCGTATCATGACAATGATTAGCAAACGAATAAACGATGCAAAGAAAGGCGTGCTTTCCATTGATGCAAATTACGCCATGATTTCTGGTGACCCTTATGCGCTGTGTCAAAGTATGTTTGGATTAGAAATTACTGGGCTTCTTAAACAGGGCGAATTATTTCATAGATATTGGATTGATAAAGGAAGTAAAGAACTTTCATGTTTCCGCGCTCCTATGACATGTCATAATAATATCAGAAAACTAAAACTTAATAGCAGTGACGATGTAATGCATTGGTATCAGTACATAACTACAGCAATCATATTAAACGCTTGGGATACTACTTGCGATGCTATGAACGGTGCGGATAAAGACGGTGATACAAATATGGATACGGATAATCCGATTATCCTTAAACACACAAAGAACTCTCCTACTATTATTTGCACACAGCGAAAGGCAGATAAAGTCATTCCAGATGAACATTCAATAGTCGAAGCAAATAAACTTGCTTTTAATGATGATATCGGAACTGTAACAAATCGTGTAACAACGATGATTGAGGTACAGTCAAATCCTAACTTAACACAAGAAATGTATGATGAGCTTTGTGACCGCATTATGTGTGGTCAGCTATATCAGCAAAATACAATTGACAGAGCCAAAGGTATTATTGCAAAGCCAATGCCTGAACATTGGTATAATCGCAGAGATAATGTTGTAAAAGATGGCGATAGTCAAGAAGTCATTGAGAAAAAACATTTTGACATGAGTATTGTTGCCGATAGGAAACCATATTTTATGATTTATGTATATCCGCATCTTAAAAAGGAATATGATACTTATTTCAAAAATGCGGATTTCAAATCAACTGCAATGTTTGGCATTCATCTGGATGAGTTTGTATTGAAGCAAAAGCTTACTAAAGATGAGCAGACGTTTCTTGATTATTACAATGCGTTAATGCCAGTCGGCGTTAACCCATGTGTAATTAACCGAATTAGTTGGCTTATTAATACGGAGTTTAACGGATATTTAAAAAGAATCAACTCCGCAAGTAGTTTTGATTACAGTATTCTAAAGTCAGATACAGAATACTCTCAACGTAATTATAACGATATTAAGAAGGCTTACAAGGAATACCTCGCCAAAGTAGAGGATTTCAGAAAGAAACAATCTACAGAAAGAATTGATGATGCTCAAACAGAACGCAGGAAACTTATCGAGAGCTTTAAGAAGGATTGTGAATTGATATGCACGAATGAGGATGAGCTTTGCAATATTGTTTTGGATATTTGTTACAAGACTGAAAATTCAAAACAGTTTGCTTGGGATATCTGTGGGAATGTCTTTATAAAGAATTTGCTTAAAAGAAGAAACTATGTGCTCTCCTATCCTGAATTGAATAGCAGTTGGGATTTTAAGTACATGGGGTTTGGCTTTTCAATGAAGCAACTTAAAATTAGCGAGGAAGAAATTGAATGATTGTTGTAAATGAAAATGAATATGCTCAAATAAGAATCAAGAATAAAGATGTTGGCGACAATGTGTATACGACTCTTTCCATCCTTGCAAAATATTATCATGCGAAGGGATTAAAAAGAAAAGGAATATGTGTCGAACTTCAAAATTTTTTAGAAGTAGCTTACCCAAAGTATTTAAATAATAAGCTATATTGGGTTGATATCATAGAGAAGACGGTAAACAAGACTGCAAAAGAAACTCTTTTCGAGTCTGATGGAGTTTGGATTACAGAAAGCGAATGGGAAAAGATACAAGGATTAGGAAACAAAATTCTTGGAAAGCTTGCCTTCACTCTTCTCTGTATTGCAAAGATTAACAACCAAAAGCGTCAATCAAACTATGATTGGGTAAATACAGATATTAAAGATATTTATAAGATGGCAAATATATCATGCAGTATAGATTTGAGAGCAAGACGTATAGGCTCTCTCATTAATTCTGGTTTGATTGAATTCGCGAAGCGTGTTGATAACTTAAACATCAAGGTATTGTTTATTGACGATGAAAGCAAGAAGAAATTTCTAGTAAATGATTTTCGCGACCTTGGCAATGAATACCTTTATAGAATTGGCGAGAATTACATCAGATGTGCAGAATGCGGAAAGTTGATAAAGAACAATAAGAATGGAACTAAGAAGTATTGTAGCTCATGTGCGTCTTATGTTCCACAGGAGACAAAACAGATTAGATGCGCAGACTGTGGAAAGATAATTGTAGTAAATGCTATGAATAATAAGACATGTAGATGCGATGATTGTCAAAAAGAAAAAAGGAAGGAAGCCGATAGAATTAGAAAAAGAACAAAATCCATTTCGCTATCATTTTAAAATTCCGCATAGCAATTTTGAGATGAAACTTTTTCAACATACAGAAAACCCACTATTTTAGCCATTTTTCTCACGCAGAATTTATCTTGCATTATTTGTAATAATGAAGGGGAATATATATGTCTATTCCTGTTTCATTTTCTTTATCTCTCTCTTTTCTTGTATGCGTATCAGATATAGGACTAAGCTCTGTATCTGGTGCGCTTTCAGGAAAGTTTTTAATAGAACTTATACTAATTGATGAATATAGTTATATTTGTATAAATGCCGTATGTCTGGGTGGTGAGGAAGCGGTCTTGAAAACCGTTGGTCGGAAACGACTTGCACGTTCGAATCGTGTGTACGGCGTTAATTGACAGCTACATGCTGTCTTTTTTTATGCAAATTTAAATAAGGATGGCAATTGTATGGCAAAAAAGAAAAAGAATGGCGATGGCATCTATTTCACTGGTCAAGCCTCTATTGACGTAACTGGATCTCAATATTTGGTTAAATTTGATGAGTATCAGATTCTTCTTGAATGTGGATTACATCAATCTAGTAGTAATGATTATCTTGATTCTTATAAAGTAAACTCTGCCAAATTTGAGTTTAATCCAAGCGAAATAGATTATGTGTTCGTATGTCATCCGCATGTTGACCATTGTGGCTTACTGCCAAGACTCGTGAGAGAAGGATTTAATGGTGAAATTATAACAACAAGGAACACTTCATTCATCATGAAGGCATTGTTGATGAATTGCGCCTACATTGTAGAAGACGAAGCTCGTGTCTTGTCAAAAAGATATCACAGGGAATATAAACCATTATTTGATGAGAACGATGTTTTAAAAACAATGTCTCTTATCCATATATATGACGAATATAATTTTATAAATGTTCTTAATGAAAAAATAAGTTTTCAATGGTTGAAAAACTCCCATTGTATTGGTTCTGCACAATTGCAACTTATATTACAAGATGAGTTAAGGACGAAAAAGATTTTATATACCTCTGACATTGGCGCTTTGAATACGAAGAATCATTATGTAAATAACACTGAAATACCGGAATCATTTTCTGACATAACCATAATGGAGTCTACGTATGGATTGGGCAATAGAATTTCTAAGAGAACGAGGTCATTTGATTTAGAACATTTGAAAGTTGCAATTAATACGGTGATTGGGAGAAAAGGAAGTGTAATCCTCCCTTGCTTCAGTTTCAGCAGGACGCAGGAATTATTAACGAATTTATATCTCTTATTTGGAGAAGACGAAAATTTCAAAACACAAATAGTTGTTGATTCTATATTAAGTTGTGAGATTTGCGATATTTACTCTGATATTCTTACTGGTGAAGATTATGAATTATGGGAAAAAGTATCTTCATGGAAGAATGTCAAGTTTATTTCAGATAAGAACCAATCGCAAGATAACCTTGCTGATGATACACCAAAAATAATAATTTCATCATCTGGGTTTTGCACAAATGGTAGAGTCGTTAATTATCTAAAGAAATATTTGAAAGATAAAAATAGTATGATTATCTTTTCTGGATATGTTGGTGATAATCCATCATATCTTTCATATAGGATTAAAAATTATAGTAGTCGCTCTACAATCAGCATCAATAAAGAGCAAATACCGAATCAAGCTGATTGTATAACGTTATCTACATTTAGTAGCCATGCGAATCATAATGATTTAATAAAGTATGGAAGTTCTTTAAACACAAACAGACTTGTATTAGTTCATGGTTCACACGAAAGCAAGCTATATTTAGCGGAGAAATTGAATGAATCAATTTCAAAGAACGACAAAACTTATAAGGTTGTTTGTGCAAACAAAGGCATGGTTATTCATTTATAAGATAGAGGGCAAGATATGGAAAATCAGATTAAAGAAATTGTAAATTACACTTTATGCGATAATGATGAGCTATATGATAGGGAAAATCGTAGATTGTATTTAAATGCAGAAGTTGATGAAAATATTATCGACACATTAGTATACATGATTATTAAGTATAATCGTGAAGATAAAGATATCCCGATTGAACAGAGAAAGCCTATTATACTTTATATAAATACTCCGGGTGGCTCAGTAAGTGATGGATTCGGATTGATTGATGCAATGATAGCAAGCAAAACGCCTGTATATACAGTTAACCAAGCTGCGTGCTATTCAATGGGATTTCTTATTTTTCTAGCCGGAGATAAAAGATATTCTATGAAGAATTCAACATTTCTTTGTCATGATGGTAGTTCATTTGCGTTTGGAAGTATGAGCAAAATCAAGGATAGACTTGAGTTTGAAACAATTCAAATGGAAAAACATATAATGGATTATATTATTTCAAGAACCACTATTTCCAAAGAGTTATATAAACAGAATTATAAAACTGAATGGTATATGTATCCAGATGAAGCTAAAAAACATGGGATACTTACGCATATAGTTGGTGTCGATTGTGATATAGATGAAATTGTATAAATTTATGGAGAGATAAATGGCTAGTAATTATAAACATACAAGAACTGTTTCAGATGCTATTAAGGTCAAAGGATTTATTTCTTGCCAAGAAGATAGAACGTTTATTACATACGAAAAAGATAAAGAAGAATATACCGTAAATATATTGGATTTATTTAATCAGTTTGAAGGTGAATTGGTGAATATATTAATTGCCACCAAAGAAGAAACTGAGTTAGAGGATATTTAATGTCGAATATTAGTTTAGAAAAACTGCCAAATGAAAACGAAGAGCAATTCATATGGCGATTAGGTCAGGCAAAAGACTCTGGCATCATTGATTTAGATTGGAACGAAATTGCTGATATCATCAATAAGCAATTCAGGGAAGACGAAAGTGAGTACAGAAGCGAAGCTGCGTATCGCAAAAAATATCAGTATGCTAAGATTTTTTATGAGGCGAACGTATTTAAACAGTATGCTGACGAAGATTCTTATATAAAACAATTACGTGAAGCAAAGGTAGAACTCAGAAAAGAGAAACAAAAAATGTTTGATGAGCGAACTGAGCTAAATCGTAAAATTAGAGAGCAAGCTAGGCGCGAGTCATTTATTGATTTGGTTACTGATAAGATTTCTAATGTAGCGCCACTTGAATTAAATTATCAAGACAAAGAAATCATTGAGTCTGATAATGACATTATATGTCATGTGACTGATTTACATGCAGGAATTTGTATAGATAACTGGTATAATACATTCAACATGGATGTATTGAAGGAAAGGCTTACTAATTACTTAGACCAGTTATTTGAAATCCAGAGCAGACATAATTCGGAAAACTGTTATATTGTCATTGGCGAAATTATGTCTGGTTTAATACACGAAACATTAAGGATAGAAAATAATGAAAATGTCATCCAACAGTTTATCATGGTATCTTCTATTCTTTCCGAAATGATTTCTGAGATTTCAAAGAGATTTAACAATGTTTATGTGTACATAACTCCCGGAAATCATTCGAGGGTTATTGCGAATAAAGAACACTCTCTGCGAGGAGAGAATTTTGATATTCTGCTTCCACATTATCTTAAAGCAAGTTTGCAAAATTATCAAAATGTATTTATAGAGGATAACATTAAAGATTGTGAGATTGCAATGTTTGAAGTTAGAGGGAATAAAGTGTTTGGAGTGCATGGTGATAAGGATTCTGTGTCAGATGTTGTTCAGAAATTCACGATGATATTTGGTATAAAACCAGATATCGTTTTGATGGGACATAGACATACTAATGCTTTAACTACTGTATATGATACAAAAGTTATTCAGTCTGGTTGTATTTCTGGTTCAGATAATTACTGTCTTGATAAACGATTAAAGAATAGACCAGAGCAGACTATCTCTATTGTTGATAGTGATGGTTTAGTTTGCATTTACGATGTAAAAGTAGATTAATCGATGGCATATTTTGCTGTCGTTATTTTTTTGGAGAAAAGAGAGATGAAAAAAAACGAAGTAGTTTTAGAAATTGCTAATAGATTGGGATTGCCAAAGATTGAATGTGAAAAGGTAATCGATGCTTTCGCAGATGTTGTAACAGATGCTCTTATAGAGGGAGACAAGATAAGTATTAGAGGATTTGTTTCATTTGAGATATCTGAATGTAAGGAAAGAGAAGGTTACAATCCACAGACAGGCAAGATGCAACATTACTCTCCTGTTAAAACAGTGAAATGTAAGGTTGGGCAACCAATTAAAGATGCAATTAATGAGAGGTAATTGAGGATGGATATAATTTCTTTTTTAAGTCATGCAGACCTAGCGGATTATATGTATGAAAAAGCAACTGACGGTAATACTGTTACTGCTGTTCTTTTTTATGATGACGCGAAAACATTACTAAAAGAATTAGCTTGTTTCCAAGATACGACTATTGCGAACATTGAAATACATGAATCTTTCTTCAATGGGTACGATAATGAGTTCTATGTAACTATTGATGATGAGTTATGTATATGGGTTGAAGAAGCATATCACGAAGATGAGGAGACAGGTTTTAAAGGTTATTACAGATTTGGTGGCAAAGACGTAATTGCTCTAATTGATAGCAAGGCGAATTCGCTAGTTATTAAAGCTGTCGATAAAAGTAGTTATATTGCTGAAATTTCAGTTGCTGAAGACACTTGCCACGACTGCAAGTGTTGCGAATCTCGCGATGATTGTCTTGCAGAGGAATTTGAAGACGGTTTTCGCGATTTGATTGAATATCTTTTTAAACGATTTATAGAAGAGTAATCTACTCTTCTATTGCCAGATAGCTCAGTTGGCAGAGCGCACGGCTGTTAACCGTGATGTCGAGAGTTCAAGCCTCTCTCTGGCAGTCACTAATGATAATATTGTTTATTTATTTGGATGTAGTTCAGTTTGGTAGAACGCCTGATTTGGGATCAGGAGGTCGCAAGTTCGAGTCTTGTCATTCAAACTGCGGAATAGAGAAGTTTGGTCTATCTCGTTAGCCTCATGAGCTAAAAATCGTGGGTTCAAATCCCACTTCCGCTATTTATGTGAATAGTTGATATTTGATAATTAGTTAAATTTAGAGAGGTGCGCATTTTGGCAAAATCAGATATTTTACAAAAACGCGAGATGGAATATCGTTGCGATAAATGTAGAAGAATTGATAGTAAACCAACATACTTTTATCGTAGTAATAGCACATTATATAATAATAATGGCTATTTACCAATATGCAAAGATTGTCTCGCACGATTATATAACACGTACTTATTGACTTTCCGTGATATTCATAAGGCGATTAAACGGATATGTATGGCATATGATTTATATTATGATGAAGGATTGGTTAACTCTTGTTTAAAGAATTCGAGAGCGTCAACTCCTTCGATTGGCGAGTATTTAAGAGGATTGAATATGAGCCAATACAAGAATAAAACATTTGATACTACTCTTGACGAAGGTTTTATATTCGATATCAAAGATAACGTAATGATTCCATCTGATGAAGAAATTAAGCCAGTCACAACCATTCCAGAATCGGTAAGAATGAGATGGGGGGCTGGATTATCGGATAACGATTATAAAACATTAGAGGAACATTATAGATATTTGAAAAAAGCAAATCCTGATTTTGATAGCAACCAAGAAATATTCATCATGGATTTGTGTCAGATTAAAATGCAACAGACAAGAGCAATGATGTCTGGAAGAACTGACGATTATATTAAATTGACTGAATCATATAGAAAGACTTTTGCGCAAGCCGGATTAAAAACAACGCCCGATACTTCAGAATCTAATAATGAAAGTTGGGGAACGTGGATAAACATGATTAGCAGATATACACCAGAAGAATATTATAAAGACAAAACTTTATATAAAGACTTTGATGGAATTGGCGATTACTTTAAAAGATATGTATTAAGACCTTTACGCAATCTGCAATTAGGAACAACAGAAAGAGATAAAGAATTTTATGTAAGTGATGAAGAAGAATGAAGTATGTAACAAAGAAAGAAAAAAAGATTAATGAACTTGCAGATGAGCGTCAAAGAGAATTATATAAAAAAATGCCAAGTGGTCATTTTCTGAGTAATCAGGAAAACATGCATCATGTTTTATTATGGAATACATTTTTTCGGCGAAATTTACATAGATTTGCAAAAGACTTTTTAGGCATTAATCTTCATATGTATCAGTCGATTATTTTATATATGATGAGCATTAGCCAGTTATGCGTAATTATTGCGTGCCGTGCTGCGGCTAAGTCGCTCGTCATTTCTATATATGCGGTATGTGTTTGCATACTTCGTCCTTATTCAGAAGTCGTAATAAGTTCTGCAACGAAAGGTCAATCTGCCTTACTGGTTAAAGACAAAATACAAAAATTTCTTATGAACAACTACCCTATGGTTCTTGCTGAAATCGAAAGCATAAAAACTTCACAAGATGAAGTTATTATTATGTTTAAAAGTAAAAGCCAAATCAAAGTTGTTACGGCAAGTGAGAATGGTCGCGGTAATAGGTCAACTGTGCTTATTCGTGAAGAGTTCAGGCAAATAAATAAATATGTTGATGATAGTATTCTGTCGCCTTTCCAAGTCATACGTCAAGCTCCTTATGTTACTTCTGGTAACTATTCCGACATTCCTGAAGCTATTGATGAACCTGTAGATATTTATATATCTTCTAGTTGGCTAGATAATGGGCATTGGATGTGGAATTTAGTAGACCAAGCATATAGAGAGTCTTTCATTAGTGATAAATCTATGCTATTGGCATTTGATGAATCTATAGTTTTGAAACATGGAATCAAGAGTTTATCACAATTACGGAAAGAGAAAAAGAAACAAGACCCATTGACTTGGCGTATAGAGTTTTTAAACGAACGAGTTAAGGAGAATACGTCTGCATATTTTACTTATTCAATGCTTCAACAAAATCAGAGATTGAAGAAGCCATTCTATCCAAGAAATAATATGGATGTTCGCACTGGAAAAAGAAATAAGTTCGATATTCCAAAGCAAAAAGGTGAGATACGTGTGGTTTGCTGCGACATGGCTTTTGTTGAGAATAAGAAAAACGATAATTCAATCTTTTCATGCGGACGTTTAGTGCCTGAATATACAAGATATAAACGCGATGCAGATGATACAGACAAACAGATAAGCAATGGTTATAAAGTAATGATTCCTTACATGGAGTCCATACAAGGTGGGGACACTTTGAAGCAAGCATTAAGAATAAGACAATTATTTGAGGATTTTAGCGCAGATTATATAGTGTTGGATTTACGCAATGCAGGAATTTCAATTTATGACATGCTTGCTAATATCATGTATGACGATGAACGTGATATTGAGTATGCGCCATTAACATGTATGAATGATGAGAATGTTGCTAACAGGATTAAATTTGAAGGCGCAGAGGAAAGAATATTTGTAATCAACGCTTCTCAAAAATTAAATAGTGATATCGCTATTAATTTCCGTCATTATCTTGTGGATAAGAAAATCGATTTACTTATTCCTTTTCAGGAAGCACAGGAAGAGATTCTATCTCAAATAACAGAGTATGTTGAAGCTCCTTCTGCTGATGACCAGATATTCTACGAAAGTCCATTCTTGGAAACGCAAGCTTTAATATCTGAGACTACGGAATTGGTTTATGAAAAGAAAGACCAAACTGGTGTCATTGTTGTTAGAGAGCAAGGTAATAACCGCAAGGATAGATATACATCTGTTTCATACTTGTGCTACTTTGCCAACAAACTGGCGCAGGATTTAAGCACAATTAATGAGGACTATGAATTTGAATGCTATATAAATTGACGAGGAGGTTTAGTATATGGCAAACAAAAGTGATACTACTTCCTCTTTAAACAGGCGAAGTAATTATAAGAAAGATATAACAGAAAACAATCAAAATCAAGATGTTGCATTAAACAACAACTCTTACGAATTCAATGCTTTTCGCTCCTATCGCCTTAATTCGTTGTCATATTATGGTATGATGGATGTTTTTGATTTATATAAACCAGAGGAAATTCGCGATTTAATACGTGACCCGATGGGTAATAACCATATCTTACGAGACATATCAAGGATACTGTATGGATGTAATGGTGTATATACAAATACGGTTGACTATATGGTGGCAATGCCAACGCTTGATAGCGTCATTGTGAATTATGGAAAAAGCCAAGATAAAAGAAAGAAAAACAAGGCGTTAATGGAATCAACATTAAGAAGCATCAAACATAAAGAAATTGTTCGGGATGCTTTATTCCGTGGAATGGTTGATGGGATTGCATTTTACTATTTTGAAACCACTAATAGACCGCTATCAAATGAAAAGATTATGTCTAATTTCGATGTTGATAGAATCTATGAGATTAATGAGCTTGGTATAAACGCATCAGTGATTTCATTGTCTCCAGATTATACTAAGATAATCGGTATTAGAAATTCGAATTATCAACTCGCATTTGATTTATCTTATTTTGATACATTTGATGGTGAAGATGCTAAACGTAAATTGCGTAAGTATCCAAAAGAAATTAGGGATGCATATAATCATGGTAACCATACAAGATGGGTGGTTCTTGACCCAACAAAAACAATTGTTCACAAGATAAGAAGTAGTAAAGATGAGCCTTGGGGAAGACCTCTAGCTCTTGCCGCTATTAATGATGTCTTGTATGGCGATTATTTTACTGATACAAAAAGAAACGTATTAGATGAAATAAATAACAGAATCATTTACCAAACATTTCCAGAGGGAAAAGATAAAGGCACTTCTGCGCTCTCTAAAGTGCAACAACAAAATCAGCATGAGAAAGTTAAAGGCGCAGTCATGAACAAAAATAATCGTGGTGGTATATCATTTTTCTCTGTTGCAGCTGGAACGAAAATCGACAGCATTGACGCAAGTAACACTGATATCTTTGACGATAAATATGAATCAAATCTTGGTGATAAAGTTGCCATGGATTTAGGTATTGCTGCTTCTTTGCTTAATGGCTCTGGTAGTGGTAACTATTCATCACAGGTAAACAATCTTCAGCTTCTAAGTTCACAGGTGTTCCAATGGATTGACCAAATCGAAGCTGAATTAAACAAATGTATAAACGCCAACATTATCAAAGATAAGAAAAATCGTGTTGAATGCAAATATTTGCCAACAACATATGTTAATCAAAAAGAAATGGTTTCTAATGCAAAAGATTTATATTTGCAAGGAAAAGGTTCTCTTGCTCTCTGGGCGAGTGCGTCTGGTATTTCACCAGAGGTATATTTTGCATTACTTGACCAAGAGCTTGAAGATAATATTGAGAGTAAATATCCTGTACATCAAACAAGTTATACGTACTCTCCTAGCGGAGAAGATAGCAAAGTTGGTAGACCTAAAAATGATGATAGTTTAAATTATAGCACATTACAGACCAAGGCAAATAACACAAATAGTGTTCCTGCGCCGAGTAATCGATAAAAGCAATATTTTATGAGGTTGTAATTAAATATGGTTTCAAAGAATGATACAGAGATGAATTC